AAGCCGTTAGCGACGGGCCAACTATAAGAATACAGTTATATGAAAGTGGAGTTTTAGAAACAGGTTCAGTTTATAATTACGCATTACAATATGGTAATGGTGCAGGTGCTAATGGCTCTCTAAATAGTACAACATCAAGTAATATATTATTTGGGTCAAATATTGGTGGCTCAACAAATGAAAGTGGAAATGCCTACTGTTATTTTTATAACTTAGGCGACAATACGAAATACAGTTTTTTATCAATGCACTCTATTTCAACTAACGCAGATCCAAACGCACTTTTTTATTTTGGTAGTGCAGTTTTACCACAACAAAGTACAGTTGACGGAATAAGGTTATTGTTAGATAGTGGAAACATAGACACAGGGGATTACTCTCTGTATGGAATTAGGTTTGCATAATGGCTACAAATTTACAGTTTATAAAATCTGCAAGTGGGAGTAGTGTTAGTACGCTTGATGTTCCAGATTGTTTTAGTTCTCAATATGATGTGTATTTTGTTTCAATATCTAAGGGCGATTTTTCTGCACAAACTTATAATCTTTTGAGATTTTTAGATAGTGGAGGAAGTGTTATATCAGCAAGTGAATATGATTTTGCGACTTTAGATATGTATGCAAATGCAAGTTTTGCTGAACTAAGAGGAACATCACAAACATCAATTCCAAATTTTGGTTTATCTAATTCTGGTGCTGATGATTTTGGAGGAGTATCAATCTATATATATAATCCTTTTGATAGTTCAAGCTTTACTTTTGTACAAGGGCAATCTTCTGCTCAGCACTCTGGTGGTGGTAGGGGTAGTAAATTTATTGGAGTTCATAAATCAGCAGAACAATTATCTGGTATTCAAATGGGCAGAGTAAGTGGAACTATTGATAATTTAACAGTTAATGTATATGGAGTTAAATAATGGCAGGTAGTTTAATATTAATTCAAGAAACAACAGTTAGTTCAGCAGTAAGTTCTGTATCTCTTGTTGGCATTGACAGTACTTTTGATGTTTACAAAGTTGTATATAGTAATGTATTTATGAGTTCTAGTGGTGCTCAAAATAGAATAAGATTTACTGTTTCGGGAAGTGCTGATACAAGTTCAAATTACGATAGAGCTAGTTTGCAAATGTACACAAATCAAAGTTTTTTTAATAGTTCTGGAACAAATGGCGACCATATTTCTAGTTTAGCTTTAGGAACTACACAAGATAAAAGTGATTATGGAATTTTATATTTATTTAATTTTAACAATTCAAGTGAGTATTCGTTTATTACGCGAGAACAAATACAAACAAATAGTTCAAGTGAAATAGCAGGAATTATGGGTGGTGCAGTTCTCACAGTAGATCAAGCAACAGATGGCATACAATTTTTTGCAAGTACAGGAAATATAGCTAGTGGAAAATTCAAACTTTTCGGTATTGTAAAGTAGATTTTATAGTAAGTAAGGTAAGATAAAGAAAGGTAAATTATGGCAAAGACAAAAGAACAGTTACAAACAGAAGCAGATGCAGAGATAGAATCTGCTATGCCAATGTTTAAGCAAGTTAATAATGAGAGAATGGAGTTCTCTGATGATGATTATGCACAAGCAAAAATTGACTTAGGTAACTTAAAATGGGAAGAACAACAGTTCGGATATATCACAGCTAGGCAACAGGCATATCCATCAATCGTTGATTTTGTTGAGGCTTACACCGAAAATGAGATCGGTGGAGATGACACAAAATGGAAAGCCTATAAAACTGCATATAACAAAGCAAGATCAGATAATCCAAAACCTAGTTAATTACTAATTTTTGGTTATACTAACCGCATGGAATCTTTAGAAGATTTTACAGAAAAACAGGGTGGCGTATCAGGTCATAAAGCTCAAATGAGATATATCCTTAAAAATGAGCAAGCTAAAGATATATTTATTGAGATTGCAAAAGAAGCAGAGGAAAAAAACATATCTGATACAATCGCAGCACAATATCTTGTAGAGAAATACGATTTATTTTCACATCTACATTACAACACAGTAAGAAGATATTTTAAGGATTACAGGTATGGTAGAATCAAGTGATCTAGAAAAATTTAAAAAGACTGTTTATGACAGATCTCCATATCAAAGAGCAAAAAGAGTACATCCACAGGGTTATGAGCCCGGAATACAGTATTCAGAAAAAACAAGATCTGGAGAGATAATCTCATCTCCACAAAAATCAAACAATGTAGATTGGAAAGAACAATTAGAATCCTACTTTGGAAAAGATGCATATAAGTACGAAGTCTTGCCCGGAACTGCAGAAATACGCTTTTGGGATAGTAACATGGGGGCAGGCGAAGTTGAAAGATTCTACTATTTTAAAGCAAAAATAGTTTCATCAGCTAAATTTATGGATGATGATGACTTTCAAAAACTTTTAAAAACAACAAAAAAAATAAAACCTTACCAAAAGAAAAAATTAGACAAAGGCAAGGTATATTGTGTCTGTATTTCTGATCTTCAGATCGGCAAAGAGGGTACAGATAAAACAGTAGAGAAATGGATAAATGCAATACCTAAAATAAAACAAGAAATAAGAGATATTAGAAAAACAGAGCCAATATCAGAGATATTATTCGCTGGATTAGGCGATATTGTAGAAGGCTGCAGTGATTTTTATCCACAACAAGAATTTACAACAGTTTTGGACGCTAGGCAACAACAAAAAGTAGCAAGAAGAATGATTTATACAATGATTAAAGAATTAACACCAATGTTTGATAAAGGAACAGTTGCTTTTATAGCTGGCAATCATGGCGAGCAGCGTAAAAATGGTAAATCCTTCACAACATTTGGAGATAATAAGGATGTTATGTTAGGAGAAGAGTTGTCAGAAATATTTAAGGAATCTCCAGCGTTCAAAAAGAAACTAGACTTCATTATTCCAGAAAATGACTTATCTCTTACCTTTGAAATGTATGATACTGTTATTACCTTAGCACATGGGCACCAAATGAGGAGAGGTGTAAACCATCAAGCTAAATCTAAAACATGGTTAGCTAATCAATCTTTAGCTAGATCAATGGTAGCAGATACAGATGTTTTATTAATGGGGCATTTCCATAGTTTTTCAGTATTTGATGCAGGTGGTGGAAGAATGATAGCAACAGCACCAAGTTTAGACAATGGATCACAATGGTTTGACAATGTTTATGGTGGAAATAGTGAATCAGGAATCCTTACCTTAGTTTTGGGTGGACAGGACAAGTGGAGTAAAATAAATGTTATCAGGTAAATTATGAAACTTGAAGTATTAAGATTTAACAGTTCTGATGATTTCACAAATGGAATCCTCTTTAATGTGTCCAACAACACACGCAAATTTCTTTCATACACATTAGAAGATGAAGCAAGAACAGTAAAAGTAGCAGGCGAAACAAGAATACCAGCAGGCGAATACAAACTATCTTTGAAAAAAGTTGGTGGTTTTCACACGCGTTATTCTAAGAAATTTTCATGGCATATTGGGATGCTAAAAGTAATGGAGGTGCCTGGATTTACCGAAATCTTGCTGCATATCGGCAATGATGAGGGCGATACCGCAGGTTGCCTTTTACTAGGAAAAACTTCACAAGATAATTTTATTGGAAGATCAACAGATGCATATACAGAGGTATATAAGATTGTTGCTCCTGTTGTAGAATCAGGAGAAGAAGTTACCATCAAATATATTGACTATGATGGAAAGATAGATCAACAAAAAACAGTATCTAAACCAAAATCAGAAGATAATGTATTGGAAGAACTTCAACAGATTAAAAAAGAATTAACAGCTCTTAGAAAAGCTTGGATCTTAAAAGGACTACAAGTAGATTAAGGAGAAATATGAAAAATAAACAATATTGGTTGTTCGTTTTGAATAAAGCGTTTAGAACAGGTTTACAATCTGCTATAAGTTTGTATCTTGCTAATTCCACAGGAATCATAGACGCACAAGTTATGGAATTAGTGGGTGTTGCATTTTTAACAAGCGCACTTTCTGTTCTTCAGAATGGGCTAGAACAATATAAACCGAAACAAACTTTTGAGGATGTTTCTGTTGAAAATAAAGATAAGCAACCATTTGAGGATGCTTGAGTAAAACTTGGGTACAATTTAAGTTAGATATTCGTAATCTTTTAAAGATATTCTATTATGAATTATCTGATTTGATTGAATACTTAGAAGAGAAAAATGATGAAAAGTTGTTAGACTTAGATCAGGAACTTAAAGGATTTTAGACTAGCAATAGCTTAAAACTTTTGGGATTCTCATATAAAAAAAGAGGAGATCTTCGTAGATCTCCTCTTTTATTTTAAGTACAAGGAGGTTGATAACTCATATCGTATAAATAAGGGAGTTTTCCTGTACTTTTGTCTTAACAAGTGTACATTAGATAATTGACAATTTTTTACAAAACTGATGACAAATTTTTATTTTTGTGTATATAATCTAATTATGGAGGTTGATATGAATAGAGCACAAAGGCGAAAAGCTAAAAGTAAAAAAAACAGTTCTTTCAAATATGGAAAATTTCACGAAAGGATGCAAACTAAATGGCAATAACAAAACAATTACAATGGTGGAATCAAAACAAATATAAAATAAGAGAAAGAATAATAAAAAATTTTAATCTTCCAAAAGATTGGAAAGGAATTAAATAAAGGAGGTTGAACAATGATGATTCAAGAATGGATCTATTTATTCTTTGTCATCTATGGATTTATATCGTTCATACTAACTCTTTGTTATATATCCTTATGGGTATCAGAAAAGAGATTAGATAGAACAGATTGGATTAGTAGGTTACAAAGAGGAGAAACTCTTACCAAAGACAATATGTTCTAATGGTTTACAGAGATTGTCCATATAGTCCAAGATATACAAACAAACATACTTGGATCTATAAATTTAGTTATAAAAGTAATATTTTCGGTAAGAAAATCTATGAGATAGAAACTAATCATGGTTTTCAAATTGCAGAGTATTACGCGGAAAATAATATGAGTTGGGATGGATCTAACGATCTTCAATTCATAAGTAAAAGGAGGAAGTAATGGCGAATTTTTTAGAAGATTATGTAAAGGTAGATGATCTAATAAAAAGACTAAATGAGGAATATCCAGAATCAAGACTTATTACAAAGTTGGAAACAATGGTTGGAGATAAGGTTATCTTCAAAGCAAGTCTTTATCTTGGAGAAGAAGATATTGTGAAATGTACCGGATATGGTGCAGAAAACATAACAAAAGAAAAGAAACTAGAAAAGGCAGAATCGGTTGCAAGAGGGAGGTGTTTAAGAGTTTTATTCTCTGAAAAACCTTTATATGAAGAAATGGAGGGATTTGTACCAAGTAAGGATAAAACTCCAGAAAAGCCGCTTAAAACCTCAAATAAGCCGCAGGATTCGGTTAAATTCAAGTATGAGGGGTATCCAAACAAAGATAAAAACATTGTGAAAGATATGGAGGATAATGGTTTAGAGGTTGAGGATGTAACAAACTCAAAACAACACATTATGAACAATATTAAAGATTTCGCAATGGCTGCGGTTGGTAATGATCTAGAATCTGCAAGATCATATACTGCTCAAGCACTTGGAGAGATGGGTGTGTCTAAAAATGATGTTTCTATAAATAACATGGAAAGTATCAAGAATAAAATTCAAGAACTTGTAACATTATCACAAATTGATAATGATAAGGGAGAGTGATGTCTTGGATACAAGTAGATATATCGTTTTTAAGAAATCCTAAATTGATTCAGTTCGCTAAATCCAATGGTTTAAATCAGATGGAGGCAGTTGGTGCTTTAGTAAAACTTTGGGCATATTCTTTTGAGTTTGGTAAGAAACCGGGCTATATTCCACATCCTGAACTTCTAAAAAATGAAGTTTGGGATGGTGTGGATCTTTTAGAACAAATGGTAGATTCTGGATTTATAGATAAAAAGAAATCTGGATATTTTGTACATGATTGGGAAGATAAATATTCACAATTAGATAAGTACAGAAAGATGAATGCAAAAAGACAAAAAGAATATAGACAAAGAAAAGCAGAAGAAGCATCACAAAAAAAGTATAAAAAAATAATGAAAGATTTACATGGACACGATATTGATGAGTGATGTTACTGTAATGTTACTGTTATGTTACTGTTACAAAATTGTAATGATACAGAGCAGAGTAGAGCAGAGTAGAGTAAAGAATATAATATATAAAAATAAGGAGGTTGAAAATGAATGATAAACAGTTTAAATCATTTTTAGATGCACAAAGAGGACAAGATCATATCAAATCTGTTGATTGGTGGACACCACCAGAAATATTTCAAAAATTAGATATGGAGTTTGACATAGATGTTGCCGCTCCAACAGGTGGCGTAGATTGGATTCCATGTAAAAAATATTTTACAAAAGAAGAAGATGGATTGAAACAAGATTGGGAGGGTACAGTATGGTGTAATCCTCCTTATGGCAGAAATACTAAAAAATGGTTAGAAAAATTTGTAGATCACAATCAGGGAGTAGCTCTTGTATTCGCTAGAACAGATACATTATGGTTTCATGAAACAGTTGTAAATGCAGATGCAATAGTATTTATGAAAGGTAGGGTATCTTTTTTAAACAGAGGACAGAAAAGTAGTTCTGCAGGTGCGGGAAGTATGTTAATTGGTTGTGGACAAGAATCAGTTGAAGCATTGTACAACAGCAAACTAGGTTTGTTTGTTGATTTAATTTGTTCAAGATAGGAGGTTGGAATTGTTGATACTTTATAAAAAAGTAACAGATTTACAAAAAGTTAGATCATTATTAGAGATGGAAGGCGAAATATGTTCACTTGATCCATCTGTTTCAAGAGTAAGACAACAGATATACATATTACAAAAAGATTTCTTTTTAGATATTTGGAAAGAAGATTGTGATTGTAGAGAGGGAATGATGCGTGCTAAACTTAATCTAGATGGTACACCAAGAAAACATAAAAAGTATGTATTGGATTGGGCATTATGAAACCAAAAAAACATAGAATGATTCTTGTATTAGAAAGATCATATCTTGCTAAAGATGCAGTTCAAGCATATAAAATGTTTAATGAAGATAAAAAATATATTCATCCAAATTGGAAAGTTAAAAGTGAGATGTTTGTAAGAGAAGAAGAGGAATGATGGATGTAATTTTTATTCTATTTATTGTCTTAGGTGTTAATTATCTTGCATGGTGGTTGATAAAGAAAGATAAGATATGATAGATCTTTTATTATCTTGTTCATTGTTAGGATTGTTGGACTTCCATATCACTAAGCCCAACGACATTCCAACAGTTGTTCAACAATGTGAGATAGTAGAGGAGGTGCAAGAGTGGATACCTTTAATTAGCGATTCATTCAACAATGATTCCGCTCTTGCACTTACAATCATGTTTTGTGAGAGTTCTGGATATAGTCAAGCTACAGGAATAAATACTGATGGATCAAAAGATCAGGGCCTCTTCCAATTTAACGAACGCACTGAAAGATGGTTAGAAAAAGATATATATAAAAGAGATCTTGATATGTATGATCCAATAACAAATATAAAAGCAGCAAGATGGTTATCAAAGAATGATGGATGGCATCATTGGAACTCATCAAAACATTGTTGGGGCAAATATCAAAAATGAAAATATACAATAATAACTGTTTAGATATTTTAAAAAATTTTAGTGATAAAAGTATAGATTATGTTTTTACAAGCCCACCATATAATATTAAAAGAACAAAAGGTAATAAATATCATAAATACGACTTTGAAAAGTTTCAAGACAATCAAAAAAACTATTTTGAATGGTGTGTTAATGTAATTGATGAACTTTTAAGGGTAACTAAAAATCATATTTTTTGGAATGTACAGGCAAATTACTATAACAAAAAAGATGTTCATAAACTTATAGGACATTATTCAAACAAAATACAGCAAAACTTTATATGGCATAAACCAGCTAACTATATTCCAAGTAGTCAGAAATATTATGTTTCAAATGTTTATGAGTATATTTTGGGAATTACAAATCAAAAGTATATAAAATCTAATAAGATCTTCATTAAAAATCATCTTGACATAAATGGTTATTCTAAAAATAGAGGTAAATTTAATGCTGTTATGAATCCTGAAGTTTCTGATTTTTTTATAAAAAATTTTACAAAAAAAAATGAAATTGTATTAGATCCATTTATGGGCACAGGTACAACAGGAATGAGCTGTATAAAATATCAAAGAAAATTTATAGGTATTGAATTGGTTGAAGATTATTACAATTATGCAAAGGACAGATTTAAAAATAATGGAAATATTAGTACAGAAAGTTCCTAAAGTTGTTTATCAAGATTGGATCATAAACAAACACTATGCAAAGAGGATGTGTCAGGTTTCTCATGCGTTTGGACTGTATTTAGATGGAAATATTTCTGGTGTTGTAACTTATGGAATGAGCCCATCTGCTACACTAGCTGCTTCAATAGCAGGAGAAAAGTATAAATCTATTGTCTATGAACTTAATAGATTGATAACAGAGGATAACTTACCAAAGAATGTTCTATCAACTTTTGTTTCTAGATCTTTTAAATTATTACCAAAACCAATGATTATTGTAAGTTTTGCAGATCCAAATTCAGGCCATCATGGATACATTTATCAAGCAACAAACTTTATTTATACAGGAAAAAGCTCTAATACTACACAATATACCTATCCAGATGGTAAGGAGTTTCATTTCAAAAACTTTAGACACAAAAAACATTCATCACAGTTTAAAAAACAACTAGGTAAATCTGATGTAACAAATCAAGATATTATAAATTTTTATGATCTAAAAAGAAAGAATATAGATGGTAAATATAGATATATATACATTCTTGGATCTAAGAAAGAAAAAAAAGATATAATGAAAAGTTTTAGATTGGAAATACTAAAATATCCTAAAGGCGAAAATAAAAATTATGAAGTAGATTTTGAGAATATGGATAAACAATTAAATCTGTTTGGGTAGGAGGTTGAACAATGACAGATAAAGAAACAATAAAAAACATATTGGTAAGGAATCAAGATAGCTGGGTTTGCAGTTCAGTTTTTCTTAGAGAACACTTTATCAAAGACTATGCACAAAGAATATCCGAAGTCAAAAGGGAGAAAGTGCGTGGTTGTGAAATAGATATACAGGGAAAGAAATGTGAGTTACATAATCATAGATTATTTATGTATAAACTTACAATTATTGCACCGGATTATGAGCGCAGCACCTTATTCTGATGAAATAAACAGAGGATTTGAGATTGTCAAAAGACACCTCATTGATGTTGGTTTATGGAACAGAATTAGTCAAAAACAGGAGATAGATCCTCTTTTTTCTCATCCATTCTTTAACGATCATTATGGAGGAGTAGAGTTTGATCTAAAGATGAAAAATATTGATTCTAGATGGCATATTGTTTACACAAGAAAGGATCTGTTCAATATGCTTACAGAAACATCTATATCATCTCAATCGGTATGGGATATTGGATATGAAGATCTATTAAATATTTTATATTCTGTAACACAAGAACTTAGAAAAGAAGAAGAGAAACTACTCAAACAAGCTATAAGGGAATCTGAATATCGGAAAGCAGCAAAGAGAATGCATTACTTTCTGGATGATGATTGAGTTCAAGAAACACGAAAAAATAAGATTTGTAGAAGCTGGAACAGATTTTCTTACTCCAGAACAAGAGATTAAGTGGAGATATGGAAAAGTTTTACATAGGATAAAAAAAAGATATGGATCAGTTGTTTACCTTATAGAAGAGAAAGAAAACAAAAACAAACTCAAAATTTCAGAATATTTAGTTTTTAAAGTACATTAGAAATATGCTAGAAAATAATGGAATGACAACTAAAGAAATGATAATGCTTGTGATTCAGGGGCAGCGCGAAATTAATCAACGAATTGATGAATTACACGAAAAAACGAATAGTAAAGTTTCTAAAACAGAGTTTTTCAGTTACATGGGCGTAATCATATCTCTAGCTGTTCTTCTTAGAACTATGATGTAGGAGGTAGATGTGGAATCTTGTTGCGGACAGGGCTGTTGCGGTGGTAGATAATTTTCCTAATGAATGAAACGCTTTTTTGTATATTTAAGTGTGTTGTTATTGGTATATCCAATATTACTAGCGCATGCTAACGAAACTACAACAACTACTACTACTTCTACAACAACTTCAACTACAACTACAACGATTCCGGGCGAAGTAAAAGAAATAGAAACTTTTGATGGTACTACTACAACTACAACTGTTCCAGATGAAAATGTAACTACAACTACAACTACTACAACTACAACTACTACAACAACAACAATCCCAGATAATACAACTACAACAACTACTTTGCCTGAAACTTGGGAGCAATCAACAGATATTGTTTTACCAGAGGATGAAATAGATAGTCAGGGAAATGAGATAGAGAACAATATACAGATAGATGATAAGCACAGTAATGGTAATTGGTCTTGTTGTGGGATGACAGATTTTCACATGAATCTACACTATTTTCAACATGGTAACGATAGTAATGATTATACTTTTGATCTTCCTGATGAACATGATATTTATGAAGTTGGTTTTCGTATAGGAGCTCTTAACAATGATGGAACAGTAACTTATGTGCATACTGATGAAACAACACAAGAAAACATCTTAGAAGGTCAAGATAATTCAGATATACAAAATATGTTTGAGGATGTAGTTTATAATATTTACGATACATTAGAAACATTTATTGATAGTTTTACAATAACAATTAATGATTGGTCTTTGTTAGATGATATAAGTTTTAAGTATGTTACAACTACAACTACAACTACAACAACTACTACTACTTCTACAACTACTACTGTTTATATACCTCCACCACCAGATCCAGAGCCAGAGCCTATTCCAGAGCCAGAAGTTGTTGTAGTAATATTAGAATCTGGAGAAGAAGCTGAATATGAACAACATGAGATTGAAGATGGTACAGTTGAACGCGATAATCAACGCGATAAGAATTTTATTGAAACAGGACTAAGAGAAACTGATATACAGAGAGAAAGAAGAGAAGAAGAAGAGAGATTACAAAATGAAGAAGAAAATGAAATCGGAGATGAATTTTTTGAGGGAGATGATGAAATACTTCAGATTCCAGATGATGATGAAATGGAAAGAGATCTCAAACAACTTGAATATGAAGAAGAAATTGAAATATTTACATTTGAAAGTGAACAAGAAATTGAAGAATTTATTGATACGATCATTGAAGTTGAAGAGTTTCTGGAAGAGTTTGAAGAGGTAGAAATAATTATCATTGAAGATATAGAGGATCTTGAAATAAATTTAGATATTGAAAATATTGTTATACCTGAAAAAGAAGAAGATTTTGATGATTGGGATACAGAATTTGAAGAAATAGAAGAACAAATAATCATTGAGATACTTCCAGAAGAAGTTACAGAAGAAGAATATGAAGAAATTATTGAGAAAGATGTTGATGATTTAACTGAAGAAGAAGTAGAAATCGTTGTTGAGATAACAGAAAAAGTAATTGAAGAGGTTGTAGAGTTAGATGTTTTGGAAGAAGAGATTGAGATAATAGATCAAGAAGAATACATTGAACTTTCGGAAGAAGAACAAGAGATCTATGAAGAAGAATTAACAGAGAAAATTGAAGAGATTGTAGAAGAATTAGAAGTAGAAGAGTTAGTAACTGTTGTAGAACAGGTTGAGAGTATTGGTGTTGAAACATTAGAAACAGCTGATATTGAAACAGTAAAGGTTGTTCAGGCAGTTGTAGTAGAGATTGTTGAAGAAGTTGATTCATTATCAGAGGAACAAGTAGAGATCGTAGCAAATGTTTTGGGTTTTGAAGAAGAAGAAGATGTAAAGATAATTAGTGAAATAGCTAAAGAAGATGAACAGGTTGAAGAAGCTTTAGATACATTTGTTGAAAGAAAGATAGAGAATAGTAAAGATTCATTAATGCCTTACACTTTAAGCGACAGTATCGTAGAAGTACAGGTAGAACAGTTCTTAGAAAATCCGATTGAAACTTTGGTAAATGTAGATTTATCAGATATAACTATAAGTAAGATAAATTCTGGGATGAGCAGCGATCAGAAAGAGAAATCGCAAGAGGTAGTTGTACCGACAATCCTAGTAAGAATAGCAAGTATGTTCAGTATGGCATACAGGAGAAATGGATGATAGATAAAGTTTGGAAATGGTTTGTTGAGGCTATAAGAGAAACAGTAGCACTTAGCTGGACGCTTGTTGGACTTCTGATTAGCTACTTTACATTAACAGGTGCTGCGCAACAGATAACAGGTCTTGGAATAGTAATTACATTGACAATTTGGTTATTTACAATAAATTTTAGAAAAAATGTGTAAAACTTATATAGATAAGAATGGTACAAGAATAACTATTTGTAATTGTAAGTATGGAGATAAAAGCCACTAAGTTTGTTTACAAGTAGGTTAAAGTAATAACATGGATTATTTAGATGATTTGTTTATACCAAATCCTTATCAACAACAGATAGATGAAACCAATATTGATTACAAAAGATTCTTATATTATAAAGATTTAGGAGCTAAAAGATCATTAAAAAAGGTTTCGGCATTCTTTGGCGTTTCTGATAGAAGAATAGCACAAATATCTGTGAAAAATCATTGGATTGATAGATTACATGCAATAAATAAGATAGAAAACGATCAAATAATATCTACTGTTTTGAGTTATATTGGAGAAACAGCTAGAGATCTTGCAAACGAAATAAAACCGGTATTGTTTGATCTCATTGCCGAAATAGCCGAAACACCTAAAAACAATCTAAATCCAAATGAATTAAAAGGATTATTGGATGTATGTTACAAGATCATAGCCCAAATCTATGGAATGGGAAATCCACAGGTACAAGTAACGAATGTTGAAGTACCACAGATCAATATGAAGTGGGATTGGGAAGAAGATGGAGAACAAGACTATTGATGTAGCTCCTCCTGATCTTCATGTAGGACAGATAGAAGTTATAAAATCATTAGATAAAAACAGATATACGATTGTCTGTGCTGGAAGAAGATGGGGCAAAAGTACACTTAGTCTTGTAAGTTCAGTAGATCAAGCATTAAAAGGACAAAAGGTATGGTTGATATTTCCTGTATATCCACAAAGTTTAGAAGCTTGGTTGAATTTAAAATCGTTGATTAGACAACTACCAGAACAATATGCAGAGATTAGAGAAGTAGAGAAAAGAATAGTTCTAAGAAATGGTGGATCAATACAGATAAAATCTGCTAATAAACCAGAATCTCTTCGTGGTGCTGGTGGTATAAGTCTTGTTATCTTTGATGAAGCTGCTTATATGGATCAAGAAACATGGCATACAGTAAGGCCAATATTGTCAGATAACTTTGGTAAAGCATTATTTATAAGTACACCTAATTCAATAAATTGGTTTTTTGATCTATTTGAATCTGCTAAAAGAAGAAAAGATTGGAAAGTATTTCACTATCAAACAATAGATAATCCAAGAATAAGGAAAGAAGAACTAGAACAAGCAAGAGATGAACTTGGATCACTTGTTTACGCACAAGAGTTCTTAGCAGAGTTCACAGAGGTTGGAAATATGTTTAAAAGAGATTGGTTTCAATACTTTGAGAAAACAAAGAATGGTTATCTTGTTGATGGTAAAAGATATAATCTAGAAGATCTATCAGTATTCGCTACAATGGATACTGCATTATCTATCAAAGAAACTGCAGATTATTCAGTCATCATGACAGTAGGAACAACAGATGATGGTAAATTACTTGTCTTAGATGTATTCAGAAAAAGACTAGAAGCTCCGGAAATGTTACCACAGATCCAAAAAACTATTGATGATTGGAATGTTGCATGGTTTGGTGTAGAAGATTCATCATTCGGTTTAGGTATTATCCAAATGGCTAGAAGGCAAGGACTTCCAATCAAGAATCTAAAAGCAGATAAATCTAAAACAGCTAGGGCAGTTCCTGCTGCAGCTGGTGTAGAAAATGGTAGCATTTACTTTTTGAAAAATGCAGATTGGTTAGTAGAATTTGAGAAAGAATTAACAAGTTTTCCATCTGGAACACATGATGATCAGGTGGATGCACTTAGCTACGCTGCAAGACATGGTATAGTGCGAAAGACAAAATGGGAAGTTACCTAAATGGGTATAAGAGATAATATAAGAGATTTTTTTCAACAACAGGGATCAGAACAAAGTAAAGCGTATAATAACTTTCCTAATAATCAAATAGTCTTTCCATTCAATACTGATATAGGTTTCTTTAGTGGTGTAGATCAAATGAATCCAGAGGGAAACTCTGCAGCACTTGCATGTTTGAATGTTCTTGGTACAGCATTCTCTGAAGCTCCAATAGAAGTATATGAACAATCTGGAGATGGAGAAGAGAAGATATTAAATCATCCAGCATCAATGTTGATGAAGAAACCAAGTCCATATCTATCTGGTAACTTGTTGAACAACTATATAATCACATCTGTTTCGGTTGCAGGAGATGCTTTTTTACTCAAACTAAAAAACGAAGCAGGTGGAGTTGTTCAACTTTATCCATTGATCCCAGAACAAGTAGAGGTTAAAGGAACAAAAGAAGAACTAATTACACACTATGAATACAAACAAAAAGGACAAAATCTCTTTATACCAAGAGAAGATATGATCCATATCAGAGAAAAGATTGATCCAAGAAACCACAGAAGAGGATTAGCACCTCTTAGATCAGTATTAGTTGAGATTCTTGGAGATGCTGCGGCAGCACAAATGGCATCTGCTCTTGTAAAAAATATGGGTGTTCCGGGCGTAGTTATATCTCCAAAGAATGATCTATCTATGACAAAGGAAGAGGGAGAAACTATTGCAGAAACATTTGGGAGAAGATTTGGTGGAGAGAATAGAGGTAGGCCATTAGTCATATCAGGTGGAGAAGTAGATATACAAACTCTATCTTTTTCTCCAAAGGATCTAGAGATTGGAAAACTTAGGCATGTAAACGAAGAGAGAATATCTGCTGTATTAGGTGTACCATCAATTCTTGCAGGTCTAGGAAGTGGTCTTGAATCAAGTACATACAATAATGTTTCTGAACTTAGAAACTTTTTTACAGAACAAAAACTAATACCAATGTGGAAGAATGTAGCACAAGATCTTACAAATCAACTTCTACAAGAAGATTTCACAGATGATACTAATTTAATAATGAAGTTTGATCTTTCTGATGTAAGAGCTTTACAACAAGATGAACAATTAGAAATGGATAAGATCGTAAAAGGTTTACAAGCAGGGTTTATATCGGTGGCTGAAGCACGAAAGGCAACAGGTTTTCCAGCTGATGATCCAAGTATGGATGTATATCTAAGAGGTATCCAACAAGTAGAAGTGCCAACAGATGGCTCAGATGTAAGGATATTTTCTGGACAGATACCAACAGGAGATCCAAACTTAGATTCTTTGATGGATAGTCAGAAGTCTGGTAGAAAAGAAAATGATGATAACTTTGATGACACTTACATCATCTTAGAAGATGGAGAGAGAGTTCATATCTCTTGGTTACAAGAAAAGAAAATAAAAAAAGAAGATGGTAAGTATTGTGTCTATTCAAAAGATGGTAAAAGGAATTTTGGTTGTTATTCCACAAGAAAGGAGGCAGAGAATAGATTAAGACAGATTGAAAGATATAAAGCTATGTTTGGAGATCTAAAGGTAGGAGATTCTGTATCTTGGTCTATAAATAAAGATCCTGATCCTCCATCAACTATCAATGGTGTAATAGAATCACTTAATCAAAACGAAGAAACAGCAAACATTAGAGTATGGGCTATCTTAGAAGATGGTGGACACCAAAGAACAGATAGAACAGTTACAGTTGAAGTATCTAAATTAAGAGTTATCAATCCAATAGATCAAGAAGAAAAACAATTATCTGCTAGGGTAGAAAAAGCACTAAAGAAAAAAGTAGAAGATCATAACGCAGATAATCCTAAATTTAGAGCAACTATTGGAATGTTAAGAAAGGTTTTTGAAAGAGGTGTAGGAGCTTACAGAACAAATCCAGGCAGTGTAAGAGGTAATGTTACATCTGCCGACCAATGGGCAATGGCCCGCGTGAATGCGTATTTAAAAGCATTAAAAACAGGTAAGTTTCCAAGAACACCATTTGATACTGATTTACTTCCTGAAGATCATCCAGATGCATCAGATGAGAAGTATGGAAAACCAAAGAAACCTAAGAAACCAAAGAAACCTAAAAAACCAAGATACTCAAAACAGATTGATACTGTACCAGAGTACATACAAAGAAACGCACAAAGAGGACTTGATAATCTAGATAAAGCAGGAGATGGATTACAAGATGCAACAATAACAGCAGCAAGAAGAATGGCTAATGGAGATATATCAGAAAGAAAAGTCAGATTGATGAGCGCATGGTTTAGTAGGCACGAAAGCGATTTAGATTCTGAAGCAGCTGATGATTACCTCAAAGGAGAGGGAGAAATCACAGGAGGACAGGTTGCATGGTTACTTTGGGGCGGAGATATAACCAGAGAAAACAGAATGAGAGCACAAGAATGGGCACAAAGACAAGTAGATAAACTAGAAGCTGAAA